CTGTCGCCTGATAGGTGAGTCTTTAACCTATGGCAGTTAGCACACAAAGTCTGCAGGTTATCTGGGTCGTTGTTCCAACGATCACCGTCTTTGTGGTCTACATCTAGTTGGCTTGCGTGCTCTGGCTTAAAGCCACAGGACTCACACTGATCCTTCTTGTAGATAGTGTATGGGTACTGGCTCTTGAGTTGGTTGCGTTTGTAGACAGTCTTGCACCTGTACCTGCTATGAAGTGGCTTGGTCTTGTCTCTTACTTTAATTCTGGTGGGACCACAGATGGAGCACAGTGCTGTGCGGTTGACTTCGTCGTGGTCAGAAAGCTTGTGGTTCATCTGCCGGACAAGGAACAGTGACTATGTTGCCACAGGAATAGCAGGTACCGTCTAAGAAATACCAGACCAGTTCATTATCTTCAAAGCTAGCAGCGACGTTAAAAACCTGCGACCCACACGGACACACGTGGATAGGTCCTAAACCCCGCAGATCGGCTCCAAACGGCTCAGGAATGCCATCGTAGGGCTTGCGCCTATGGCGCATTCTTGGCAGGGTGAGTAGACGGAGTACCATATTGACTGGCACGGCTCCCTCCTGTGGTCGGTCGCCTCTCGGCTTTCAGCCTCGGCCCCGTAAGGGGCCACCGTATCTCGCTATCGCTCGAATTATAGTCAGCGTGCCTAGTATGTGTCTTACGACACGCCGTGTACACTAGTGCAATGACAACTCTAGTAGGTATCCAAGGTAGTGATTTCGTAGTTCTTGCAGCTGACTCACAGATCACGGACGGAGATCAACGCATCATCTCCATTGAGACTCCTAAGATAATTTCGGTGGGTAAATATCTACTAGGTCTTACTGGTGACTCACGTCCTGGTGACATCCTTGCATACTCGTGGAAGCCACCGCTGTATCGTGGTGAAGATCCTGTGCGCTTTATGGGAGCACGCCTAGTACCTAGTATGTCAGCTGCGTTCAAAGAGAATAACTATGAACCAGACCAGAAGGAAATGAACTTCGCGTTCCTTGTATCTTTCAACGCCAACCTGTTTTCCATAGGCGGTGACCTGTCATTTAATACCAGTGAGTTCGGTCTGTTTGCCAATGGCTCAGGCGGTAACTATGCACTGGGTTTCTTGTACTCGGTAGACAAGAAGCTCTACCGAACGCCATCGCTTGCGATGACTGTTGCAGAAAAGGCAGTAAAGATCGCGTCGGTTCTTGACATTAACACCTCACCTCCGATTCAATTAGAACTACAAGAAAGGATGTAACTATGTTACTTGGAATAGCAATTGGTTTTCTGATTGGCTTTGTCGGAGCATATGGCTTTGATACCTGGTTGCAATACAGAGACGAACGTAAATGGAAATGAATACTTTTGAATACATTCATCCAGAATTAAAAGTCATACCAATGACAGATGAATATGCTGCACAATACTGGCATCAGCAAGGTTGGATGGCGTGCAGACTTGCATACAAGTTATATGAAGATGCAGAAAAAGCCGGAGCACACAGAGTGTGATTAGGTTATACAGGAAGTTACGTTGTTGGATTTGGGGTCACGTCTGGTTTATAGACGGTCCTAGTGCAGAAGCACAGTGTGTTTATTGTGGAGAGGAACCGAAGTGGCAATAGAAGATCCAAAGCAACTACTGTTGCACGTACTGCATAACAAAGATGCAAGTCGTGATCGCAGTCAGCAGACAGAGGTTGGTCCATCAGAGATTGGTAGCTGTAAGCGCAAGGTCTGGTACAGATTAAACGCACAGCCACACACCAATGAGAACCAGTCCAAGCTGGCTGCCATTATGGGTACTGCTATTCACTCAGCAATCGAAGAGGCTATCGCTCACATAGATCCAGAAGGCAAAGAGTATTTGGTTGAAACCGAAGTTGCCTACGGTGATATGAAAGCCCACGTAGATTTATTTATACCTAGTGCTGGTGCTGTTGTTGACTGGAAGACAAGCAAGGTTAAAAACCTGAGTTACTTCCCATCTAAGCAACAGCGTTGGCAGGTACAGGTATACGGATACCTACTATCAAAGAATGGATATGATGTTAAGACGGTTAATCTTGTTGCTATTGCTCGTGATGGTAATGAGAAAGATGTTAAAGTACATACAGAACCTTATGATGAAGCAGTAGCTTTAGAGGCATTCAAGTGGCTAGCAGATGTGAAGGCTAGTACCACGTTACCTGAGCCAGAGAAGGATCAATCCTTTTGCAAGGACTATTGCCAATACTATGACGAGTCTGAAACAATGGGATGCGGTGGCTTAAAAAAAGAACGTATCGTCCTTAGTGAATTAGTTATTGAGGACGAAGCAATTGACAAAAACGCCCTGCTGTATCTACAGTTAGACAGCAAGATCAAAGAGTTAGAAAAAGAAAAAGATTCCTTGAAGGCAACCTTTGAGGGAACTACTGGAGTAACACCTAGTGGTGTAGAAATCAGCTGGTCTACTGTCAAAGGTAGAGAAACAGTTGATGCAAAGGAAGTTGAGAAACTTCTAGGGTTTGTACCGAAGGTTGTCGGTAACGAATCTGTTCGACTTAATATCAAAACTATCGGAAGGTAAATCAAATGGCTGCAAACGAAAACACAAAGTTCCAAATTAACTACAAGTTAGCTGACGGAACTCTTATCAATCTTTACGCAACAGATGTCAAGGACTTAGAGACAGGGCTAACAGATCTATCAATGGTCTCAGCTTTAATCAAGTCAACATCTGCAGAACTAGGTGGCGTGCCAGCACAGGCTGCACCAACAGTTGCAGCAGTAGCTGCAGCATTTAATGCAACACCAGTTGCAGAAGCACCAGGGTCTAAGGCGTGCAAGCACGGACCAATGGCATTTAAGACTGGTACCTCAGCACGAGGACCTTGGCAGGGCTATATGTGTAACGCACCCAAGGGTGCACCAGATAAGTGCGAGACTATCTGGGTCCGTTAAACTGTGCGGGGGCCTTGGAAGTTTGAGGACCCACGCTGCAGAGGTATAGACACAGATTTATTTTATCCACCAGAGGCAGAACGACCACCAGAGATGGCACTGATCTTATCCATATGCGGTAAGTGTGTACATCAATCTGAGTGCGCTGAGTGGGGAATTAAAAACGAACGCTATGGCATCTGGGGTGGGTTAACTCACGGCAAGAGAGCAAGGATTCGTACAGAAAGAAATATTGTTATTCCATTTGGGGAGTTTAATGCTTAGCTTACAGCGTGCGTGGGGAACAGTCCTCACTAAAGCAACACCGCTTCCTGATGTATGGAAGGATCTTGTACCTAAACAGATCAAGTTCCGACGAGGGCAGGTGTGTATGGTAGCTGCTGCGCCCAACGTGGGTAAGTCGATGTTTGCACTGGTGTATGCCATCAGAGCAAAAGTACCTACGTTGTTCTTCTCAGCAGATACCGACACCGCTACTGTAATGATGCGAGCAGCAGCACATACTTCTGGTCACAATCAAGTTACAGTAGAACAGAATCTATCCGGCAACTCTCACTACTATGACAAACACTTTGAGAAGTTAAGTCATATCAAGTGGGTCTTTGACTCTAGTCCGTCACTTGATGATATCGAGTTAGAGATCAAGGCATACGTTGAACTCTATGGTGAAGCTCCAGAGTTAATCATCATAGATAACTTAATGAATGTAGCAGCCGAGACAGATAATGAATGGGCAGGTCTGCGTGCGATAATGATGGAGCTGCACGATATGGCACGCAAGACCGAAGCCTGTGTACTAGTACTACACCACGTCTCTGAGCAGTCAGAGTATGGATCTCCTACTAGACCACCAGCCAGACGTGCTATCCACGGCAAGGTAAGTCAGCTGCCAGCGTTGATCCTAACGCTTGGCTTTGACCCAGCCAATGGTGATCTTAATATCGCAGCGGTGAAGAACCGCTTTGGTAAGCACACAGCAGATGCTTCTGATTATGTAACCCTGGTTGCTAACTATGCTGCCTGTCAGATCTCTGACAAAGACGCGTATGGAACTATG